AACTCAATGATGATGGGTATTAAGATGCAAGGTAAAAACGGTTTGTTTACTCCGCCTACTTACAGCCACATTTACAATCTATCAACTGTGCAAATGTCGAACGACAAGGGTACATGGTTTGGTTGGGATGTAGCAAAGGTTGGTCCTGTCGAAGATAAATCTATTTATGACATGGCTAAAAACTTTGCAGTAAGTGTTGGTAAAGGTGAGGTAGTAGCTAAACATGGTTCGGAAGAATCAACACCTACTAACTCTACAGGCAACTATTAAGTATCCTAGGTAATGGGCGGTAAAGGGAGACTGGAGCCGCCCATGTATTTATATGGAACAAATAGAAAGATTTAAAAATATATTCGAAGGATTAAACCGAGCACATGGTGTCACTAAAGTTTCAGAATCAAACGGAGATGGTAATAAAATAAAAGGTAAGTCTTTTGTAAAAAGGGAAGATATTACAGATGAACTTTGGATAAAACATTTAGATGGCACAGAAAGTTTAGGTGTCATACCTATTAATGATGACAATCAATGTAGATGGGGTTGTATAGATATAGACTCTTATGCAGGTTTTGATCACAAAAAATTAGTTGATAAGATATTTAATTTACATTTACCATTAATGGTTTGTAGATCAAAGTCTGGTGGTGCACATGTATTTTTATTTACAGAAGAGTATGTATCAGCATCTTTGATGCAAGATAAATTAAATGAAATAAGATCTGTTTTAGGTTATGGAGGATCAGAAGTTTTTCCTAAACAAAGAGAATTAAAATCGAAAGATGATACAGGAAACTTTTTAAATTTACCATACTTTAATGGTGACAATACAACAAGATATGCCTTTGATAGAATGGGGCAAGCTGTTAATCTAGAAGGTTTTTATAAATTACATTATGAAAATAAAATCACATCACAACAATTAGTAGAATTAAAAATAAAAAGACCAGAGACTCCATACTCTGATGGACCACCTTGTATAGAACTTATGGTGCAAAATAGAGTGGGTGAAGGTGGAAGAAACAATGCTTTGTTTCATTATGGTGTGTATGCAAAGTCTAAATGGCCAGAGAATTGGAAAACAAAATTAATGTTGTTTAACGATTCAGCTATGGAACAACCGTTGTCTGATACTGAAGTAAACATAATTACAAAACAACACGATAAAAAAGATTGGGGCTATAAATGTAACGATCAACCAATGTGTAGTTTATGTGATAAAAAATTATGTAAGTCTAGAAAGTTTGGTATTGGTCAAGAAGCTGTCTTTCCTAATTTAACAGATCTACAAGTAGTTAATCTAGAAGAGCCTTACTATTATATGAATGTAGATGGAGATAGACTATATTTAGATTCTGCAAAACATTTAACTAATCAAGCTTTGTTTCAAGAAGAATGCGTTAAGCAGCTTAGATTTAATCCACCTACTTTAAAGACTAATGAGTGGAAACAAAAGACCAATATTTTATTAGAAGGAGCAGAGATAACAGAGCCTGCTGAAGGAACAGGAACCAAGGACATACTCAAAAATTATTTAGAAGACTATTGTGTAAATAGAATACAGAAAGACGACTTTGAAGATTTAAAAAATGGAGGGACATACACTAAAGATGGTTATCATCATTTTGTTTTTGATAACTTCTTTCATAACTATCTATCTAGAAAACATTGGAAAGTTCAGTATCAAAGAACATCACAAATGTTAAAAGATAATTTAGATTGCACAACTAAGCGTGTGGGTAAAACAAAACTATCTGTATTTGTTGTTGCTAGGTTTGACAAAAAAACAGAAACATACAAACCAAAAACATTTAAAAAGGATAATTACTAATGCGTACAATTATTTATGGTCCACCTGGTACAGGTAAGACTTGGACTTTAATAGAGGAGATAAAAAAGTTTTTAGAAAATACAGATCCTAAAAGAATAGGTTATTTTACTTTTAGTAAAAACGCAGCAATACATGGTAAAGAAAGAGCTATAGAAAATTTAGATTTATTCTCTGATGACTTAGACTACTTTCAAACATTACATTCGTTTTGTTTTAATCAACTTAATCTAAATAAAAACCAAGTGATGAAAGAAAAACATTACAAAGATCTAGGAGAAAAGATGGGACTTGAGATAGAAGGGACGCAACAAGATGATGATCATGATAGTGTTTTCTATTCTAAAAATCCATACATACAGTTAATAAATTTAGCTAGATCAAAGGATATTGATCCTATTCATTATTATCATTTAACAGACAATCAAAAGATATCTCTTAATAAATTAGAAATTATAAACAAAGAATTAACAAGATACAAAGATCAAAATGGTTTGATAGACTTCCCAGATATGGTGGATAGATATTTAAAAGGTAATCCAGAAACAGGCGAACAATATATACCACCTAGCTTTAGAGTTATATTTGTAGATGAAGCACAAGATCTAAGTTTAATGCAATGGCAATTGGTTAAAAAAATAGAAGATGCAGCTACAGATTCTTTTATAGCAGGTGATGATGACCAAGGTATTTATAAATGGAATGGTGCACACGTAAACACTTTTATAAACTTAGAAGGCAAAAGAAAAATATTAGATCAATCAAGAAGAGTTCCAAAAGCACCTTTTAGATTAGCAAACAAAATAATTAAAAAAGTTAAGAATAGAGTTGAGAAAGAATGGTTGCCAAAGGACGAAGAAGGATCCGTAAATAGATTCTCTTCATTATCTGATATTGATTTTTCACAAGGTAAATGGTTAATTTTATCTAATGCAAACTATATGTTAAATGCTGTTGGAGATATATTAGATGAAAAGAATTTATATTGGCAGAGAAGAAATGCAACTCCTAGAATAAAAAATGTATATGAAATAATACAAAAATGGGATGAACTTCGTCAAGGCACACCACTTCACTTCAATGATTGTAAAAAGATATTTAATAAAATGAATAATAATTGGGATAAAAAATTACAAAAGAATATGGTTAAAGATTTATTCTACGACATAGACACATTAAAAGAAACTTATGGTTTAAAAACAGAAGCAGAATGGCATGAAGCTCTAGATGAATTAGGTACAGAGGAAATTAGAAAAATACAAAAATTAATAGATTCTGGAGAAGATCTATCTAAAGATCCTAGAATAAGAGTATCAACTATACACGGCGTTAAAGGAAGTGAAAGAGAAAATGTAGTTGTAAATACAGATTTGTCTGGTGCAGCTTATGAAGAATATCAAAAAAATCCAGATGATACACACCGTTTGTTTTATGTAGCTGTAACAAGAACAGAAAAAAATTTATTTTTAATCGAACCACAAACAAGAAAGGCTTATGAACTATGACAAATAAAGATATATTTAAAGATGCGTTTCCACAAGGTCGTCAAGTAGGCGGGAAACATTATAAAGATATGGTAATTCAACCGTACGAATTTATTTCTAAAAATAATTTATCGTTTTTTCAAGGCAACGTTGTGAAATACGTTTGCAGGTATTTGAATAAAAACGGTATACAAGACTTAGAAAAAATAATACACTATTGTGAATTGGAAATTTTGAAACTGAAAGATGGAAAGAAAACTAAAAGTTCTTGATTTATTTGCAGGCATAGGTGGCTTTGCATTAGGATTAGACTCAACAGATTTTTTTGAGACAGTAAAATTTGTAGAGAAAGATAAATACTGTCAGAAAGTTTTACAAAAAAACTTTCCTAACATACCAATCGAGGAGGATATAAAAAATGTCAAAGGAAAAGAAGGAGACGCAGATGTCATTGTGGGAGGGTTCCCCTGCCAACCAATGTCAGTCGCAGGAAAAAGAAAAGGAACAGATGACGACCGCTATCTCTGGCCAGAAATGTTTAGACTCATTAGGGAGATCAAACCCCAATTCGTTATTGGGGAGAATGTGCAAGGAATTATTAACATCCAAGACGGCATGGTACTCAGACAGGTGTGTGACGACTTGGAAAGTGAAGGTTTCGAAGTCCAATGTTTCCTTATTCCAGCTTCAGGCATCGGTGCTT